TGAGGCGAGCGGACGCCTGCCCGACGTCATCAAGGGCCTTGGTCGTGCCCTCATCCTGTATCGCTACGTTGATGAGCAGTCGCCCTAGTTGCTCGTCGTTCATGTTCTCACTCGTCTGGTTGCTCGATCCGCGCCACGGCGGCGAGCGTGATCAGTTCCCGGGCCGGAATGCCCCGCAACTCGCACGGGAGGCGGTGCAGGTAACGTAGGCACAGTATCGTCCAGGCCCCGTCGGTACTGTGCCTCAGCTGTTTACCCGTTCGTCCAGCACGGTCTCGTCGCCTGCCAGGAACGGGAACGCCTCGCTCCAGGCCTGCCGGAGCCGCAAATAGGCGCGGGGTTTGGCCAACGCCAGGCGCATGAACAGGTCGCCTGCCGTCAGAGGCGACGGGTCGCCAGTGAACGTAAGCGCGAGCAATGCAACTTCCATGCACCCGCCCTTCGGCATTTGCGGGTAGGCGCGGCGCAGGCGTTTGGCGTCCTCCTGCACCGCCGCCAACCGCGGTACATCTGGCTCCTGAAACGCGAACACTGCCGGCTGGCCGTCGAAAAACTCGCTCAGATCGACGGAACAGGTCGCCAACGCGTCCGGTTGCGTAGACTGCAGGAGCGCCCCCAGGCCAGCGGTCGTCGTTGTGTCACTCATCACCAGTAGACCCCCGTGTATGTCCAGCCCTCGATGCCCATCTTCACCTCGATGGTTTCGATCGTCTCGCCGTCCTCGATGGTCTCATTCGCGCGCAGGATCATTCCCACGTACGAGCGGTTCTGTACCATCGAGGAGACTTCCTTCACGTCGACCCGGATGGCCAGCCCGGCGCACGATGCAAACTGCGGCCCGCTATCACTGACCTGCAGTTTGAGCCTCACGGTCGCGGCGCTGCGCTTGTATCGCGTTTTCTCCAGAGCGTCACCCAGGCTCGTGACGTCTCCGTCGATCGCCGATTCGTCGAGCTCGATTGACTTCGCGAGCCATTTCTGCGACTGCGCCGCGTTGAAACTGATGGGCTGCCCGTTGACGACCCCGCCGAGGCTGGTTTGCACCAGGCAGTCCTGCCCGATCAATCTGTACGCCATGATGACCTCCTCACCCGACCGGGCGGTACCTGACCCGGTAGATCGCGCCTAACTCCGAATGTCGCGTCGTGCCCAGCAGGACGTCGGCCTGCTCGAACACGCTGTCTGTGGCCACGTTCAACTTGTAGCCGGTCCCGCTCACGGCCTGCTTGTTGAGCAATGTGTGCACGCGGTCCATGATGGGCTGCAGGGCTGCCGTGCCTCCCCCCTCGCCGATCACCGTCACCATGTAGCGCATCTCGACCATTGCCAGCCCATCGTCGATAGCGCGCACCGCCTTCGGCAGTCCCTCCGGCGCGTAGACGATCATCGGCGCAGGAGCCTCGGGGACAGCCTTCATGCTCCAGACGCCCTGCACCATCGCCATGAGCGTGACGTCGCCCGTGAGCGTCGCATAGAGCCAGGCGTCCACCTCGGCAGTCGGGCTCATTGCTCTAGATGCCTCCGCAGAATGTCAATGATTGTCTGCTGGTTGTTCTCGACGGCCTTCCTCATCCAGGCATATTTGCCGCGAAACTTCGACGCCAGCTCAAGCGGCGCGGCGTAGTTCATGTCAGCGTGCAGGCAGATCGTGACGAGCTCCTCCGATACGTCGACGACGTCGCCATGAATGGACGCCTCCAGCATCCCGGTCGGCGTGTAGCCCTCGGAGTACGGGTTACCCCAGCGGTGGTTGGCCTTCGCGTAGGTCTCCAGATAGGCGGCAATCTCCTGCGCGGCGTCCATTTTCGCCTGCAGAATCTGGCGCTTCTTGGCCTCGATGTTCGCCAGCAGTTCCTCCAGCCCCCGTACGCTCATAGCACCCGCTCCACGCTCAGTTGCACGGTCGTCGCGTACTCATTGCAGTCGATCACCCGGTAGAGATCGCCCGTCTCGTCGACCAGTCGGTAGCGCTCGTAGTCAGCGTCGATACTCGGCGGCGTTGTCTCGCGACGGTAGAATACCGCCACCTTCGGTATCCTCGCCTGAATGTAGGCCCCGGCATCGTTGAACCGGAGCGGCCTCGGGTTCGGATTCCGCAGGTAGCCGACGAGCCCTCTCTGCACCGTCGCCCAGTTGTCCACCGGGCCGCCTGTCGCGTCCTGCGTGACGGTGTTGAACATGAGATCGAATGTCGTGCGGCCCGGATCGCTCACACTACCGCCCTCACTCTGTGGAACCTGCCGCCGAACCCTGACTGCCTCTCGAACTCCTCGCGCCAACTGCTAACCTGTGACTGCAAATACCCCCCGCTCCCGTAGTCGTTCGATACGTCGCCCTCAGTCCATCGCGCCACGCCGTCCCGGATCGCGAGGCTCAGCTGCGGAGCCAGCCGGGACGCCGCGCCGCACAGAATCGCCCTCCACGCCGCCTCGGGGACCGACGTCCAGTAGCCCCAACGACCCGCAACTCGAATGCTGTTCGGATACATGGGGCCCACGTTCCCGAACATGGCGAACGGGCTCAGGAATGTAACATACGTGAACGGTTTCTGCTTGGCAGGCGCGTTCACCGGGCAGAGAACGTAGTCAGTGTCCTGCGATAGGTTTGTGCCAGCGTGTCCCGGCGTCTCACCGACGATCAGGTAGGAGACCGAGACGAGCCCTGCGCCGAGCTCCAGCACCGGTTGGTCGTTGGGAGCAATCGTGATGTCAGTAGGCGAGTAATAGCGCGTCACAGACGGATCGCTCGCAGACATGAAGAACGGCACATACCCGGTCCGCTCCTCCCATTCCTCGATGGCCGAGTAAACCGCGCCGTCGAGGTCCAGATAGCCGTTCGGGATCGTGAGGCCTGCCCCCTCGATGAACCTGCTCAGGTCGACGCCAGTAGGTAACGCCGTCTGCATCTCACTTGTCCTCTGCCGGGCCGCTGATTGCCTTGTTCTCGCCCGGCCAGATCGCCTTCGCCGCTACCTGCACCCGCGCGAACCGCTCTGGCACCGTCACCGTCCGCGCGTCGTCGAGCTGCAGGGTCGCCTCGTAGTCATCGTCGTCCTCGCCGCCCCACCGGATTTCGATCACCTTGCCGGTTACGCTCACAATGTCGCCAACGCGTGCCATTCCACGCTCCCTGCCGGGTTGTGCCGGGGCCCCTAGACGTCACCGCGAAGAGGCCCCGGCTCTACGCCGTTACGGCTGCTTCTTGTACTTCACCACGGCCTCGACGGACAGGAGCATCCCCGTCGTCGCGCCGGAGACGGTGATCACCGGGCGAACGTAGCGCTGAGGCCCGATGTAGTCCACCCACTGCACCGCCGCGGCAGAGCTCGTCCACGCCGTCAGCGTGCCCACCTGATTTGCGGCAGTGACGTCAGTCCAGTTGCTGTTATCCGGCGAATCCTGCAGTTTCGGCGTGTGTGTGCCATCCGTCCAGGTTCCCGGGTTGAAAATGATCGTGTTCGCAGTGACCGCGGACAGGTCCAGCGCCGTGCCGTTCGTTGTGGACGTCGACGCCTTGGGTTTGATCAGCGGAATAGGATCGACCTCCGCCGAGAGTGCTCGCATACTCATTGCTCTATCCCTCCCCCGCCTGCGCGGCGGGTCTGTCGCCTGAACTGGTTGAGAGGGCGGGGCCGCGCGTCCTATCTACGGCCCCGCGTCAGTCTCGCTACGCGTGCATGATGAGCCGGGAGAACGCCTCGCCGAGAACCGGAAGGGCGTCAGTCTCCCTGCGGAAAATGTAGCCAATCTGATTCGTTTCGGCGTAGCGCTCATAGAGCACCTGCAGGGTCATCGTGAGCGCATCGGCGATCCAGTATTTGCTGAAATCGCCAAGGACCGCGACATACTGGCTCGCCGAAATCGTGCTCGGCATGAGCTCCGACTCGTAGATCGGGCGGCCCATCAGCGTGTCCGGGGTCCCGCCGGTCAGGACGGTGCCCTGCGCCACGAACGGGGCCCCAATGAGACCCGGCTGCCAGATGTACTGGGAGTTCGAGTCCTTCAACTTGCGGATTGCCGCGACAACCGGGCGGGAAATGATCCAGCTCGACCTCTGGCGGTACTGGGCCTTCAGGTTGTAGAAGGTCGACATGATGTCATCGCCAGCCAATGCAGTCGGGCTCGCGGCAGTGACGTCACGGGTCGTCGGAATGCCCTGCGCGGACGGCGTCATCACGCCTAGCGGCTGGTTGGCACCGGTTCCGTTCAGGAACGCATTCTCCTCGGTCAGCGCGACCATGTACGCCAGACGGTCGACCAATACCGTCTCGAAGTTGGGCACCTTGCGGATGAGGGTCCGGCTCAGCTTGAGCAACTTGGCCATCGGATGCGGGCGCCACTCCCTCTTGCCGACGCTTGCGGTCGTTTCCTCGTTGCCGGTGCCGAGTTCCACCGTCCAATCCGTGGCCGACGGGTCGGTATCGAGCGCGGGGACGCCGAGGCTATCGGCTGTCGGCACCTCGTAGACAGTGGACAACTGCCTCACGAACATGAGGTTCTTCATGAGCAGGAGGAAATCTTGGATCATCTCCTGCGGCATCACAGCGAACCCGCCTCCCGTGGGTACGTCTGCCTGGTACGCCTTGGCCTCTGGGCTGTTCAGCAACTTCGAGTCCGCAAGCTGGGCCGCGGACCCATCGTAGCCGGTGCCGAGCGCCTGGGCCCGGAACAACGCAAGCTTCAACTCCTTCGCGACCGCCGGTTTCTCGGCTTTCTCCTCTGGCCGCGCGCTGCCGATCACGGGCTGCGCCGCATCTGGAACCTTCTGGCCCCATGCCTCCAGCTCGTCCGCCTTGCGCAGCCTCTCGATCTGCTTGATGAGGCTGTCGCAGTCGGCCATGCGGCGATCGAACTCGGCCTCTTCGTCTGCCGTGAATGTATCCGGCTTCCCGGCATGCTTGGCCTGGAGCTCCTGCACCCCTGCGAGGGCGCGGTTGTATCGCTCCGTCAGTGCGTCAATCGTTGCTCTGTTACTCATCTAGGTAGGCTCCTCGCGCGACCGCCAGCGCGATCCTGCCGCGCCGAACGAGATCGCGAAGTCGTTGCTCGCGCGCTAGGGCGAGAGCGGCTGCGTCAGTGTTGTCTGGGTCGTCCTCCTCGTCAGCCTCTCGCTGCGGGTACCCGTGTAGTGCTATGGCGACCGCCTGTTTCCGGGAGAATCCTGCGTCCCGCAGGAACTCCTCAAACTCGCGGACCGTCTCTATTGATTTGACCGCCGAGGCCACCGCTTTCGGGTTGGCCGGAACGGGAACGATGCTGAACTCATAGAACTCGGCAATCTTGGAGATTCCGCGGCATTGGCCCTTGCACCGCGCGATCCCCACGGTGTCGAACAGGTCCATCGGCGCGCCGAACTGCTCGGCATGGTCCAGCAGGTCCTTGCCGTTCTCGAAATAGTGCACACCGCTGTCGTAATCCGGCATGAACCCCACAGATAGGCCCACGGAGAGGCCCCGCTGCATCCGCTCCGCGCAGACCTGCCGGGCCGCCTGCCCCTCAGGCGTGCCGTGAAACTCGGCCTTGCAGAGCAGCTCACCGCCGCGTTCCGCCACCTCTACGGGCATGGCCACTGGCAGACTGCTCCAGTCGTGCCCGACCGCCACGAACCCGGAGGACCTGAAGTCCTTCAACGCGCCCCTCCAGCACCCTGGATAGAGCACGTCGCCTTGGCGGTCCATATTCCCCATGACCGCTGCGGCTCCCGCGATCTGGTTGTCGTCGATCTGAACGTCTTTCAGAACATAGAACTTGTTCAATGGCAGTGGTTGCATCCCGCACCTCTCATGTCTGCCAGCACCCGGCGCACTACTCCTCTGCCGGTCGTGCGTCCAACGCGGCGCTCGCCGGGCCGTCGCCCTGCCGCGCGTAGTAGTCTAGCTGCGTCGTCGGCACCTCGCCGACCTGCGGCTCCATCCTCGACGGGTACAGGTTCGGTGCCGCCTTCAGCACCTGGTATGTCGAGCAGATACAGTTCGGGTGACTGATCGGGACGTCATCAGGTTGGTAGACCCCCGGTCCGAGGCCGCTGTCGTGCGCCGCGTAGACGTCGCAGATATCTGGCTCCGGGTGACCTGCCGACAAGGCCCAACCGATCCCCAGCAGGTAGGGTTTCAGCTCGCCCGTCTGCCGGTCTACCGCCGCCACGTTCGTCGTCGCCCGGTGCGCCTGAATGAGCTCCGTTCGCGCGATCCGCATCGCCACCCACCATGGCGAGTCCTCGCCCGCTCCCGTCAACGCGTCGTGCACCCGATCGGCTGTCTGGGCCGCGCTCAACTGCTCCGCCACGCTCTGCAGGATCGAGTTCTCAACTGCCCGGTAGCCTAGGTCACTCAGGTTGTGTAGCCTCGTGCTCAACATGATCCCATCCGAGTAATATCGCGCGGCAAGACCCTCGACCGTCTGTTGCGCGAGCCTCCCGAACCGTACCGTAACGTCCGCGCCATCACTCAGGTGCCACGTCCTGTCCATCTCTGCGACCAACGCCGTGTCGACGTCCCTGCTCCAGACCATTTCGGCCACCTGCTGCGCTCTATCTGCCGCCGCCTGCGCCAGCTCCAGCATCCCGGCGTCCAGTAGATCGGCATAGTCGCTCGACAGGTCCTGCAACCGTTGGTCGATCCCGGCGAGTAGCTCCTGCAGTCGCGCATTGTCGATCATCTGCTCGTCGGTAAACCATTGCTCGCCAAGCGCCTCTATGCGTCGAACGATCTCGCGCGCCGCGGCGTCGTACGTGCCCATCAGCCTGCGCAGGTTGTCACGCGTTAGAACCAGCTGCCTCCGCCGGGCCGCCACGAGCAACGCGCGGTACTCCTCCGGCGTCCAATCCCGCGCGGCCCTATGCTCCGACCGCATCGAGCGCCTCGATCTCGCGGATCACCCGCTCGGCCCAGTCCACGGGCTCCCTGCGGGACTGATCATTCGACGCATCGCCTGTCACGTCCGACGCCTTGACCGCCTTACTCCGGCCTGCTGCGTCCGCCGCATCTGGGACGCCTCCGGCAAACTGCGAGAGGTCCGGCCCCTTCGAGCGCAGTTCGTCACCATCCGGCAACGGGTCCAGGTCCAGGTGCAACCGCGCCTCGTTCGGCGTTATGATCGGGCCGCCGGCGGCAAGGACCAGCCGTTTCGCCCGCGCGTCTTCATCCGGCTGCAGGGCGCGCACGTTCCTCGTGTCGAACCACATCTGCACGTTCGGGTCTCGCTCGAATTCCGGCAAGAGCTGCAGGTCAAGCTCCTCCGATAGCTCCGCCATCACGGGCAGTATGCCGTTGTACCACGCGCCGGATTCCGCCTGCTCCCGGTTGTCGTAGTGCGTGTTCGTGTCGCTCGGCAGACCGACTACCATCGGGTCCAGCATGAGCGCCGCGCAAACCCGGCTCGTCCACTGATTGTTCAGGACCTGCACCGCCATCTGGTCCGGCGAGAACCCGAGTTTCTCGATCTCGAACGGCTCCGCCATGAAGATGGGCTCGCCGCGTCTGTCGCCTGTCGTCCGCGCGCGCAGGGCCCGCGTGAACCGTGCCGCCTCGTCGTCGTCGAGGCCGGAGATTGAGCTTTCCCTTGGCCCGATCACGAACGGTGTCATCATGAAGTTCTCGATCAGTGCCGAGATCACCGTCGAATACTCATTGTCGCTAAAGACCTGCCGTAGCTGTTGCTTGAGCGGGCTCAGGCCTTTGCGCACGCAGTCTGGGTCGACGCCAAACCTGAAATGGACCACATCCCCGACCGGGTGCTTGATCCACGAACCGTCGACGTACTGCTCGTAGTGCGTCACCTCCGCCGACCCATCCGAGGGCCACCGCGGTTCCATCTGGAAGTGTGGCACCCATCGCAACTCGACCGGGCGGCCATTGTTCGCGCGGACCTTGAGCCAGTAAGCGTTTCCATCGCAGAGATAGGAGAGCACGGTTGCCTTCCAGAGGCGGCGTCCTCCCCACCGCGGCGCAGGCCGCTGCAGGAGCTGCGCGAGTGGGTGCATCGGGAGCCATTCGACCGTCTCACCGTCCGGATTCAGCCGCTGCGGCATGCATCGCGCTTCAGGAAATGAGAGCATCCACCAGTTGAGACATATGCCGACGATGCTGTTTTTCCAGAGATCGCCCGCCTTCTGGACGTAGTCCAACTGCGTGCCGGGCAGGTTCCAATACATGAGGTTTTGGCGTCGCCGAACGTTGTACGACGCCTGGTCCTGCCCGCCTATGCCCGACCAGCGGAAGGCTTTCAATCCGGCTCGCAATGTGTCGCGCACGCTCATCGGCCTATCCACCCACGCAGCCAGATCGCGGCAATGAGCACGAGCAGGCAGGCCGCGCCGATCACGACGAGACCGCCTGCGAACTGCACCATCGCCCATAGGATCGGGGCCTGCATTCAGTCGTCCCCCAGTACGCGCATCCGTCGCGCCCCGGCCAACTCCGCGAATGCGTCCGCGCTCGCGTCTACCTGGTCATCGCGCAAGCAGCCCTCCCTAAAGGAGCGCAACTCCGACAGGTACGCATGGTTCCAAGCGCCGCGGATCGCCCAGACGTTCCCCGCGTTGACCTGCGAGGCGAACCCGGAGGCCCTGACCTCCTTCGCGCCAGTCACGGGAGCCGACCGCATGTTGCATCCCGCCAACATTCGCGCCATGTGCAGAACCTGATCTTTGCCGGCTTGACCGGGGTCCTGCGGAATGCGGATCAACGCCGCGCGCCCATCTACCTCCGCCGCCCGCCGCATCTGCGCATCTCGCTCGTCCGGGGCCCACCTGCCGCGAACGACGTCGAGCACGCCGAATGACCCATCCGCTGCCCGGCACATCAGCACGCCCACCGTGTAGTCGCCTCCGCCTGCAGTCGCCGCGAAGTCCCACGCTCGGCATAGAGCGACAGGAGCCGCCGGCGGATCGTCCAGGATTCGAACTCTGTCCGGCTTGAAAATCGAGCCCTCTCTCGGTTGAGGGTTCTGCTGGTAGAGCGCTTCAAAGCTACGTTCGCCATCGTTCTGGTCCATAACGGCCTTGATACGTAGCAACGCGTCACGATCGTACCGCTCCGGCCACAACGCCTCTCCCGGATTGCGCCCCAGCGGATCGTCCGCCTTCGCAATGGCAGGCAGGCTCAGCACCCGCCATCTGTCCGGCTCGCTCGCAATCGCCCGCGCGTCCAGCCCGTCCTCGTGCCAAGGCGTCATCACAATCACGATCGCGCCGCCCGGGTCCAACCGCGTGAGCAGGTCGTCCGTGTAGTGGTCCCATGCCGCTTCCCGCTTGACGTCACTCTCGGCGTCCTCCCGGCTCCGGATCGGGTCGTCGATCACGATCAGGCGGAACCCCGTACCCGTCGGCGGACTGCCCATACCGCGGGTCATCATCACGCCGCCCGCCGTCGTATGCCATTCGTCCGCCGCCGTGCTGTCCTGCGCAATCGCAATCCGGCCCTGCGCCAAGTTCCTCGCCTTGCGCCCCAGCCGCCGCGCGAACCGCTCGTTGTAGCCACTGATCAGCACGTTCGCGGCAGGGTCCATCTCCAACATCCGCACCGCCAGCCGAACCGTCACATTCTCCGTTTTCCCGTGTCTCGGTGGCATCTTCACGGCGTAGCGGTCGCATCGGCCTTGCAGAACGTCGTCTACGTCCCGCGCCACTCGCCGAATGTGCCTCGGCAGGTACCAGCCATGCGGATAGGTGCGCAGGAGCCAGTCGGCGTAGCCGGCATTAGTCGTCGTCGTCGTCTTCGCTCGAAGACGTCGGCAGTACTCTTCCCTCAAGCTGCGCGATCTCGCGTCGTAGCTCATCGTCGGATAGACTAGAGACATCCATCTGCACCTGTTGCATGAACGGCGGGTTGTACCGCTCCGGCTTGTTGTGCGT